GGAGTAGCTACTCAAATAGGTGCTTATTCTGCTTTAACTGGGGCTTTAGGAGAACTAGCTGGAGAAAATAAGGCTTTATCAGTTGCAACCGCTATAATGGATACTTATGCAGCAGCAAATTCTGTTTTAAAAGACCCTACATTAATAGGCCCTGCAAGATTTGCTTCAGCAGCAGCAGTTATTGCTACTGGTTTAAATAATGTTAGAACTATCATGCAAACAGAAGTACCAGGCGGAGGAGGTGGAGGTGGAGGAGCAGCACCAGCAGCACCAGCCCCTCAAATGATGTCAGGTGCTTTTGATCTTAGCGGTGGGGTAGCACCTGAAGCAACTAGGGCTTACGTTGTTACTGATGAAATGACTAATAGTCAAAACCAACTTGCTAACATAAGAAGACGAGCAACGATATAAAATCAAATAAAAATTAATTTAATCTATTATATAATATGCCTTGTAAAAAATGTAAAGACGAAAACTATAAGTACGGCAATACTGGAGAATGCAAGTATGCCACTAAAGAAGCTTGTGAAAAAGCTAATCCTAAAAAATATAACAAAATGATGCCAACACCACTAGGAAAGAAGTCGTATGAAGAATACGCAAAAGAATTAAAAGAATTTAACTTGAGTAAAGTTGAGAGAGTTGAGTTGGCTTTAATAGATGATATTGACAAATTGCTTGATAATGCAGGTAGAACAGTTAAATCAGCTGACAAAAAGTTAATAAGTGCAAATCAAGAATTACTTAGTGCTACTTCTCCTGTTGCAGGAGCAAGACTAAAAATAGGAGATGCTTTAAAAATGGCTAAAGAATTAGGTGCTGATGAAGCTATTAGATTATTTAATGTTAGAATGGAAGAAGTTAAATATTATGAAGATATGATAAGCGCAGCACACACAAAAATAGATCAAGGAATTAACGAATTACCTTAAAAAATAAATATGAAAGAAACTAAAATAGTAGAATTAGTAATAGCAGATGATAGTCAAGAACTAGCTATTGATGCTATTAGCTTAGTAAACTCTCCTGCAATAGAACAGGACTTTGTATTCTTTGGTAAAGAAAAAAACAACTTGACCTTTGCTAAGATAGATGAAGAAAAAAGAATGCTAGTATCGCCGGCCTTGATACCTAATAAGCAAATCTTTAGATATGACCCTAATACAGATAGTGAGTATTATGTTTACTTTAGCCCTGATACAGTCAAAAAAGCAGCAGAGCTTTACCTAAAACATAATAATCATCACAAAGCAACTTATGAGCATAAAGACAGGGTGTCAGGCGTATTAACTGTTGAATCTTGGATCAAGGAGGGGGATATGGATAAGTCTAAGCTATACGGCTTTGATTTACCTAATGGCACATGGTTCGTTAAAATGAAAATTGAAAATGACGAGCTTTGGCAAAAGATAAAAGCAGGAGAACTTAAAGGTCTATCTATTGAAGGCTACTTTACAGACAAGATGGAGAAAATGTCAGAAAAAGCACCAACTGATGAAGAAATTTTAAAAGCCCTTAATCAGATAATAAACGAAAATCAAACAAAGTAACTAACTATTCTATTATATTAAAAAAGAACCTATGGATTTAAAAGAACAAATATTAGTAGCACTTGGCTTAAACAAAGCCGAAGAAACAATTACATTAGCATGGCAAGCAAAGTCAGAAGATGGTACAATCTTTGTTTCTACTGCTGAAGAATTAGAAAGCGGTGTTGATATTTCGTTCTCACTGAAGATGGCACTACAATACCTTTGCCTATTGGCACGTATAAGACCGCTGAGGGCGTTTCTTTTAGAGTTGAAGATGAAGGGGTAGTTGCTGAAGTTATGGAGTCAGAAACAGAAGAAGAAGTAGTTGAAGAAGACTTAGCAAAAGAAGATGAAGACTATGCAGATGTTGCAGACTGGGAAGGTATGGAGAAAAGAATACAGAACTTAGAAGATGCAGTAGCTGATCTTAAAAGAGATAAAGATGGTGGGGATGATGAAGTAGAGGAAATGGCTGAAGAAGTTTCAGAACCATCTACAAATCCTAAGACTATTACAACAAAAGAAGTAGTTGAATTTTCAGCAGAAGATGAGTTAGCTAAACTAAAAGCTGAGAACGAAAAACTTAAAACGGAGTTAGCAGAAAGTCCTGCTGATGCACCAATAAACACAAATAAATTTAGTTCAGAAAGACCTGTAATATCTAAAAAAGATTACAACAGATTATCAAGACGAGATAAATTTTTACACGATTTAAAAAAATAATAATAATTTAAAATAAAAAAAATGGCGTTTACAACAACATCAAACTTTACTGGTAAGGCAGCTGGATTTTACATCTCGGCAGCTTTAAATCAATCAGTATCACTTGACTATCTAACAATGATAGAAAATATCAAGTTCAAATCTAATATACAAAGAATGACAGGATCTGCTGATGGGGCAGGTAATGGTCTAGTTGAAGCTGCAACTTGCGACTTTACATCTGCTGGTAGTCTTGCTTTAACTGAAAAGGTTTTAGAGCCGCAGAATTTACAAGTGAATCTTCAACTTTGTAAAAAAACTCTCTTAGACTCATGGGAAGCTTTACAAATGAGAGCAGGCGCAGGCGCACCTCCTCCAGCATCTTTTGATGACTATGTTATCTCTTACATGGGGGAAATTATCGCAGATGCAACTGAAACATCAATTTGGGCTGGTAATGCTAATGCAGCTGGAGACTTTGTTGGTTTTACAGGGGCAACAGCTGGATATTTAAGAGTAGGAAATGATGCAACAGTTAATCAAGCAGTATTAACAGGTGGGGCAGGTGTTGCACCAACAGCTGGAACAATAATTGCTGATATGCAAATAGCTTTAGATACAACACCATCTTCTATTATAGGGAAAGATGATTTATATGTATTTGTAAATCAAAAAAATTATCAACATTACATACAAGCCGTTTCTCTTTTAGGTTATATGAATGCTTATAATATGAATGGCGATTACGAACCAAGAGTTAATGGAGTTAGAATAGCTGTTTGTAATGGTTTACAAAACGCTGCAATTGTAGTTGCTCAAAAATCCAATTTATTCTTTGGAACTGACCTGATTTCAGACGCAACAAGAATACAACTTTTAGACATGTCAGATCTGGATGGGTCAGACAATATGCGATTGGTAGCACGTTACTCTGCAGGTGTTCAAACTGGTGTAGGTGCTGACATAGTTCTAGTATCATAATAACACAAAGGAGGGGGCGTAAAAACCCCCACTTTTTTAACTTTAAAAATAATAAAATATGGCTTGCGGAATATTAAGTAAAGGTAGAGGTCTTGATTGCAATAGAATTTCAGGCGGAGTGAAGTTTATTTACTTCGGAGTTCTTGACCAATTTACAGCACCTATCGAAACAACAGGACTGCCTGTAACAGCAGCAGAAGTAACAGATATTGATATGGTAGTTGGTGCTTCTTTATATAGATACACTATGCCTTTGGGAGTTGCTAGTATTACAGATACTATCGTTGGTAGTCGTGAAAACGGAACTATTTATTACACTCCAACGGCTCAAGTATTATTTAACAGACTCTCCAAAGAGGATCAAAATCAAATTAAATTACTCGGAGCAACTAAATTAGTAGTATTTGCTCAGCTTAATCAACAACTAGCAACAGGTACAGATATTATAGTTGCTATGGGAGTTGTTAATGGTATGGAANTAAATGCTGGTACAATCGATTCTGGAAGTGACTGGGGGTCAAAAAACGGATATACTCTGACATTTGATGGAATGGAGCAATCTCCTATGCCAATGGTAGCTGATTACCCTATTGCAACGGGACCATTTACAAATGTTGGTTTTAATATTCCAGGAGGAATTATAACATCTTAATTAGTTTTCTTATATTTCTTAGAGGAGAGCGGCTTAATTGCTGCTCTTTTCTTTTTTAAACCAAATAAAAACGAAACTTTTCTATTATATAGTATAATGATACAAGCAATAACAGAAACTGGCTTTACAACGTACCTACAAACTGAAGATAATAGAATTAATACTTCTGTTGCTTCTACTCAAATTAGGCATTTATTAAAGTTTACAAATGACATGGACAAATCAATACAGTATGCTTACGGAACTACTGAAACAATTTATCCAAGATATACAGAATTTACTTTTACTTATAATATTGTTCCTTTTGTTTTTACTGGTACAATTAATTTTTTACCAGCAGGATATTGGAAGTATGAAGTTTACGAGGTTAGCTGGGGAGAAACAGTTATATTAGATGATGATAATGCACCAGTAACAGAGAATGATGTTTTAACTCCTCCAGGTGCTACTAAAGGAGTTGTACAAGGGCTAGTAACAAAGGGAAAGATGTATGTAGCAGAGAAAAACGGAACGCAGCAAGTTCAATACACTCAAAGACAAGAACCAGCAGGAGGAACAAATTATATATATTACGGACAATAAAAAAATAAAAAAATGGCAATAGAAAACGTACAACAGCTTTTATCAGAATCTATGGGAAAGAATAGATGTGATGTAATAAGCACAACAGCAATGACTAGCAAAGATTATTACTGTGTTCACTTTCCAGTAGAATCAGTTGTAGCTTCAATAACAGCTACCAATGCAACAACAGCAGCAGGAAGTGCAATAGCAAATCTTCATACGACTTTTGCAGCTGGCACTACAATCTTTTTAAACATAACTGCAATAACTTTGACTAGCGGTGTTGGTCTTTGTTACTATGAGCAGCCTATATAATGAGACTAGGACTAGGTTTATTTATTAAGTCTTCAGTAGGTGGCGGAGGTGGTGGAGATCCTATCTCTGATATGGTAACTGCTTTTGTATTAAGAGTAGATAATGATGGTGGAAATACTGTTGCTACTTCTTGCATAACAACTATATTAACAGAATTAAATGACATATCATGAGTTTATTAGATGACGTAAAAATATTAACAACTGCAAACGCTTCAAAGGCTGGAACTCTTTATAGTGTTAAACCTGATAGTGGAGCAGCAGATATAGATGTTACGAGAGCAACTACTGCTACTATAACTAATGCATCAGGTCTTATTGAAACAATAGCTGTTAATGTGCCACAATTAGATTTTACTGACGCAACTTGTCCTAGTTTTAAATTAGAACCTCAAAGAACTAATTTAATGCTTTATAGCGAAGAACTTGATAATGCTACTAACTGGAAGCCTGGCGATAATGTTATAATAAGTGCTAATGACATAGCTTCTCCTGATGGCACTACAAATGCTGATAAATGTACTGTTGATAACATTTACGCTCAAATGTATCAAAATGTTTCTTTAGCAGCAAATACAACTTACACTTGGAGTTTTTACGCTAAAAGGGGGACAATGACAGATGTAAAAATGTTAATTATGAATAGAAATGGAGATGGTGCTTATGTAAGTAGAACAAGTTATTATTCTGATATATCAGCTACAGGATGGTCAAGAATTTCAGTTACTTTTACAAGTGGAACAAATGCTGGAGACACTTTTTTTTACCCTATACAACTTCCAGGAGTTACTGGAACAGTATATTTATGGGGGTTTCAATTAGAAGCAGCATCAGTTTCCTATGCCATAAGTTATGTTACATCTTATATTCCAACAACAACAGCAGCAGTTACAAGAAATAAAACATCTTTTTTCAAAACTGGTTTAAGTAGTTTAATAGGACAAACGGAGGGTGTTTTCTTTTTAGAGATGGAGATTAAAAACGATCAAAGTGATTATGGGTTTATTAGTATGGGTGCTTCTAGTACAAATCAAGTAGGGTTTGGCTATACAAATTCTGGTTTTTGGCTTCAGGTTCTTTTAGGTGGTGCAGGTATAAATGTTTTCTATAATACTCTAGGAACGCCTAGTGGCTTTTTTAAAATTGCTGGTAAATATAAAAGTGGAGATTTTGCTGTTTGGATAAATGGCTCTGAAGTTGTAACGAGTAGTGTTGCTGGCACTGCTTCAGGTACTTGGGAAAAAATAAGTAGTGGGTATGGAACAGGAACTATTTACCCTCCATTTGTAAATATAAAACAAATACAAGTTTATGACACTATATTAACTGATGCTCAATTATTAGCATTAACTACATAATAATATAATATGAATATATACAAATTAAATTACGATAATAAAGAAGATGCTAATGCTGACTTCTTAGATAAAGGTGTAAATCAGGAAGTAGAAGTTGAAGGGGAGCAAACTTTAGTTTATGCTAATGGCACTCAATCTTTAGTAGATGTTGGCAAATTAGTTGAAATTGCTGGTACTTATGATCCTGATGGACACGAAATAACACCTCCTGTTTTGTATGATGGTATTTTTTATGACTTAATGACTACTGACGAATTAGACTTTGGAACGCATACTTTGTTTCCTGTAAATTGTGTTCATGGTTTTGCTGGTTATAACGTAGATGCTAATGGAGAAAATGTAGAACCTGAATAAAAAAATATGAAAGATTCGATAATATCTGTAAACTTAGAAACATCAACTGCACCTATCGTACAAGA